CACCGGTCAGGCCAAAAAAAGTCCGCTGTAAGCGGCACCTCCATGGTCTCTTCATGACCGCACTCTTCGCACTCAAAATGTTGCGACAGATCGACATTGGGGGCTGATAACTTGTAAGCTGCGCGTAGGTGGCGGGAGTCCATAGACGGCAATACATTAATTGCTTGTGAAATGGTGGCCGGATCGGCCTCTCCGTTAATCGAAACGATCATACTGGCTAATTGCGTAGTAATGACGCGATCGGGACCTTTGCGCTTGCGTGTTTGCTCTGCATACGCAGCTAACTTTTTTTCATCACGGCCGGTTAGAAGGCGAAAACCCACCTCAAACCCGCTTCTCGGGAGGGTGGTGGAAAAAGTGCCATCGCCGTGATCGGTGACATCAAGGTCTTCCACATCTTCGCCGCGGTAGACCATACCTTCATTTAAATCAAAAGCATATTTCTGACTATGTGAACAATTGGGGCACGTTACGCCTGTAACATATTCCTGCCCGTATCCCGAAACCCGGGTAGCAACAATAATGGCGTTTCGATCGCCAATGAGCAAATCTTGAGGATTAACGCCCTTGTGGACAATAACACTTTCAATTATGCGGTCTAGTGCAATGCCCTTTTTGAGTAATGCGCGCGAAGTGAGAATATCTTCTTCTTTGGCGGTCATTTGCTTGATTTCAATGCACTCCTGACCATGGAGGGGGTGCCCTTCTGGATAAAATCTTCCTCCCGAGGGCAAATCAACAAATTCTGTCGGAACAACGAACGATAGCGGGCCCGTGGCGGGTGCTGTTTCGGTGTCTTGGAGAATAGTTTGGGGAGGGAGTTTTGCGTCTTTCTGTGTCGAACCTAATCGATTTTTATTTCGTGACAATATACACCTCTATTTTATGTAAATCTATACGTTGAAGAACTCGGTACCACCNCCGGCCGCTGCGGAGGCATTGGTCGTCTCAACGCGCGCCCAGTCGTACTTCATGGTTACTGACATCTCAACCAAATCATCTTCGCCGTAGCCCAGATCTCCATACTTCACTTCGGAGATAAATGCGTTCCACAGGGTCCAGGTTTCAATTTGGTTACCGTCGGCGTCAATCTGGGCAATTAGAACTGTTCCGAGTGCACTGGATGATTTGGCCTTAGACATCGTGCCCATACTGTCGGTGCTGGTATCGGTGGGGGGTTTGTACCCTGACAACTGGAGAATATCGGAGAACGTGGCGGTCATATCGGGAGAAACGGGATCAACAAGGGTCAATGTGACATCTTGCCAAGCGACAGAGCCCGGGTAATAAAATGTATGGTTAAGGTACTTGTGCTCCGCAGTATTAATGGTAAATGATGGCTTTGTTACGGTTTTCGCGTACCAGAGGGCGGCGCCGCCGGGATCGGCACTCAGGCCTTGGAACTCCACGGTAAACCTAAACTTTCTTTTAGGATCTTTGTATTCGGCCCCTTCTTCTCCGAAATTTGTTGACCAGAATGGCATTTGTTGGATACTCCTTAGTTGTGTCTGTTTTAATTAGTGTTTAATATGAATATTAGTCGTCAAAAGATGCACCAGTTGAGAGAATCGCGAAATCAATCGCAATATATTCAATAGCGCGCGCAGGCTTGATCATAATCTTAGCATATAAAATGTTGCGATCAATCAAATCTGCTGTGGTGGTGTTCTCGTCAAGAATTAATCGATAATCGGTGATCCCGAAGTCTGTCTTGACATTTGCCAAGAAGGGCTCAATAAGACCCTTAAATCTATTCCAAGTTGCCTGAACATTCTGCTCGAAAAGAACTTTGGTTGATAGGATGGAGATCTGCTTCTTCAAGTAAATCACCAGGCGCCGCACGTTGATTCTATCAAGTGCAGATGCGCGCTCCTGCAAAGTCTTCTGCCCGAACACAACAATTCCCGTGCTGGAGAAGGAGGCAATTGGATTGATACGCGCATCATAAAGTGTGTCACGATTATCTGAGGTGAGGCGCGTGACCACCTTTGTGATCGGAATGCCGGCGGCGCCGTCAGAGAGGGTTGCGCGGTTAAATCCAGCAGGAGCAAACCAGATCTTTGACTTGCGCTCGGAACTTGCCAGAACGCCCATCATGGCTACCGTGGGCGGAACCCACACAAGCTGGCCGGCCGCACCATCTTGTGTTTGAACCCATGGGTAAAAAGCTGCCCCATATGACGAATCAAGACGTCGCGACTTCATGTTGTTGGCAATCTGCCTCGCCGTGTTGGGGAGTCGATTTGATAGGCTGGATTCGTACCCCTCGGATGCGGGCTTATATGCGTTGGCGATGTCAATTAATGCGAGTGCATCGGCTCGGCTCTCGCAAGTATTAATCATGTGCGCCGTAAGAGAGTTGGTGCTTAGGCCCGGTGCCGATAGGACATTCATATCTATGACTTCGGGATCCGCCACCGTATCAATCGCGCGTTTCCAGGTATAAAATACCGAATCATTAATATTGGTTGAAGTGGATGTATCCATTGCTCCGTTCCACAGAGGATCGGGTACTCGAATGTTAAACCCATCAGTTCCGCCCCAGAAAGGAGCAGTAAATTTATTAATTCTGTTATTAAGAAGTGCTTCGTAACCATCATGAAACGTTACGCTACTCTGGTGGGGGCTCGAATTCGATCGTGACCCTGAGCTATAATAAGCACTTGCATACCCCGCGCTCCCTGTGGCAACATCGTCGAGGGTAAAAATGTATGAATAGCCGAGAAGACCCGTGGCCGTCACCACAGATCCTGTACCGGGATCGTACCCATTGGCTAGCTGTGTCCACAACATGCCAAAATCTTTGGCACTAGGGCCATTTTGACTGCTCCCAGAAGTGCGAGTAGTTTGATAGCCAAAATAAGCATCACGATAGCTGCTCATGCCTCCGTCAGATGCTGATTGGCGGAGGCGCACGGATGGGAACTCAAAAGAACATGAAACAGGCAAAGAGGCCGAAAGATTGCCATGGTCGGCGGCCGCAATCCAATTCGGCAATGTGGCGCCAATATTGACGTAGTTGCTACCCGACGCCTGTGTGCCGGCGGAATTGCTTGTATAGCTAGGCGCGGAGAGCAGCTGGGAGGTGGGGATCGGGGGGCCTTGATATCCGAAGGGGAGAAGGGCTTCAAGGCCAACTCCACCACCAGAGTCAATTGCGTCGACCACCTGCACCCAAACAAATTTAGAGCGGTTAGGGTACTGGCCATATTCCACAAGACGACGATCGGTATCAGACCATACTTGACGCATATCCCCGATTTGCTTCCCAATATAATTTGGAGAGGCAGGATTGAGATCCAAGCCATCAAAGCGTTCCATGACCTGCACGTTATTGTCTGTGTCGTTAATTGATCGGATAACTACTGAAAATGTTCCGTAGTCGTTAAGGGTGGTCGTAGATTGGCGAATGTTTTCAATAGAAACTTTACAATTTCGACTCAACCACGAGCCATGGCCGCGGCCACGAAGTCGAAATAACCCCTTTGGGCTTGTCTCGGGATTGAAAGCAGTTGGAGTGCCGGTGTCTTGGCTAATAAACCAGCCCGCAACCGCCTCGCGAGAGGCTTGCCCAAGCATGTTAGCTGGGCCTTCGTAATTGGATGAGGCACTCAGTTGGATTCCTGTGATCACACCTACCAGTGTGGTGGCATCGGTAAGATTTTTATCTCTAAGCTCTTGTTCAAAGGATTCTCCAAGCCAATAATCTTTCTTGGCCGAAGTGGGGTAAAAGTCCCCATTCACGCGCAATTGAGGATTTGTGTTAAACTTTTTACGGAGGAAATTAGCGTTTGCATCATTTAAACTAAAGGATATTTTCTCCGGCGTGGATGCATTATTTGATCCGCTGATCACAACGGTAAATATCCCACTCGTATCCGAACAAATGAGGGCCCCGTTAGTGGGACATTGGCTGTCGGTATAGGTCTTCGTCCAATCCGACCATGCGGATGGGCTGTTCGCGGAGGAGGATGCTTCACCCCACAGCGACCCTGAAAGGGCCATACCCCCATTGTCATTATACCAAATAGCGGCCAACTGCATAGCTGTGTTGCCAGTGAAGGGTCCCGCGGATGAGGATTTAGCAACCCAAAGGCCGAAAGCGCCGCCGCCATATGCGCCGGATTGAAACCAATCAGTACGCCAGCCGGCTTTGGACGCGGCAGTTCCGTCTTTATTTGTGTCTTGCTCTCCGAGCACACGCACGTATGTAAGAGGAGCCACATTGGCACCCAAGAAAGCTTTAGCAGCATACGTTCCATACATTGGCGATTGAAGATTAACTGTGTCTCGCGATACATCACCGCCGGCATTGCCGGGGACTGTATCTCCAAATACTTCTACAAATTCTGAGTAGGATTGTACTTTAACAGGCTGTCCGGCTGGGCCGCGGGGCGCGCGGCCAATAATAACGGGCCCAATCGCATCAGCGGATTTTGGCACGAAAGAGTTGTCAATTTCATTAATGAAAACTCCGGGAGATACAAACTTGAAATCTTTTACTGACATTCTTTATTTCCTTATCGTGTTTGTTTTAATTAGTAATTAATAGTGGTATTAGTCGTCAAATGATGCGCCGGTTGAAAGAATTACGAAGTCAATCGCAATATACTCGATGGCGCGGGCTGGCTTGATCATGATCTTGGCATACAAAATGTTGCGGTCAAT